AATTCTGTTCTTTAATAATGGACATGAAGATTGTAAAAAACTAACACCCGAAGTGGTAAACAGTTGGACTGGTTCTCAGTTACATCAATTTGAATGGACTGATAAGATTAGTCCTATACCCGAAAAATATATATTTGTTGAGGGGTATGACGACCCTAATGTGAAGTGGGACTATAGTGGAATTCACTATACTAGAGGAGGCCCGTGGATAAATGACATGGATTCTAGTCACATAAATAACTTAGAAGATTATAATAAAATAAAAAAATCTATTGTAATTTAAACATAATTGAGGTATAATAACAGTATGAACGCACTAATTTACACAGAAGACCAAAAACTAATAATCAGAAAACCAAATGGTTTACAATATGAATTTGAAAATACAGACCAACCTGAACTTGGGTTTGATTTTGATGTATTGATATATGATGATATTGAAGTAGTAATAGAAAAATGGGAAGAAAGTAAGTGTTTTGACGACCAAGTACAAAGGCCTATTACTGGAGCTGAAAAGGAAATTATAGAAAACTATATTTCAAATTCCGAACCTCCTATAGGAGTTACATTAAACAATCAATATGTATCAGACTTAATGAATCAACTTAAAGGTAACCTAGATGATTTTATGGGAAACTATGGGTTTGAAGATTTAACAGAGGTTACTTTTGCAGGTAGAGAGGGGTCTAATCACCCATATAGGTCTAATGCAAGAAGAGTAATGGAATTTACTGATTCCCAATATGTCATATATGACCAGTTAGTAAATGAAATATTTGCAACTCGAGAAGACCATCTAAAACCTATAGAAGATTATATCAATCAACTTCCTATAGCAAGTCTATTGCCCGACCACGAAAGATAAGTCATGTATGATGACATAAAAGTCGTCCACATAGACGAACCTTTTAAAATTAAGGATTTACCACTTAAAGATGTATATGTCATAGATGATTATCTATGTCCCGAATTACATCATCACTTTGACGACCAAATTGTAAGAGAAAATATATGGTCTAAAACAAATCAAGTAAGTAGTGGAAGTCCAACAGGTTTACCACATCATAGTTTTTGGGGTGCAACATATTACAGAGATGATATGAAGCCCGAAAAGGATATGAATAGTCTCCATACAATGTTTCCTTATTATCTTAATAGAAGACTACAAACAGAGTTTGGGTTTAAATGGGTAAGGTTTCAGTATATGGGATTGAACTCTCAAACACAAGGATTACAAGGAACTACTCATGCAGATTGTCAAGATGAGGACTCTTGGAATCTTTCATTCTTATATTACACTAATAAGTTTTGGAACAAAGACTGGGGTGGAACATTAAGATTGTATAATGAAATGCAACAAGGTTTAGACGGTAGACAGGAACATATAGACAATCACCAAATTGCAGAGGTTGAGTTTAAACCAAACAGATTAATAATTTTTGATGGAAGGATACCACATGGTGCTGATGCACCGTCTCCTTCAGCACGATATATAGATAGACGGTCTCTTGTTTTGAGAGGCGATGAAGTAAGATTAGTAGAGGAAGAAGAGTTTTTTCATGCCAACGATAGAATTTCACACATATAATAAAGAAACACTAAGAGACTTTAAACCAGTCCTTGCAAGTTCTATTCAGCCTGATTGGTGGAAGAAAGCTAAAGTTGGTGAAATAGTCAGAGGAGTGGTACAACAAACTATTCGTTCATGTCCTGCAATGGATGACTGGTTAAAGAGTGGTTGGTATTTACTTGCAAATCGAGACATTGAAGTTATAAATGGGGTAAGTAAACATGATTCAGGAAGTTCTACTACTGCAACTCATGACCCACATAATAGTGCTTATAACTCTTCAAGTCATCCAATAACACAAACACTAGATGCATTTGAATACTTGGGTAGTGGTAAACCAGTTAAAGATGCATTTAAAATGAGAAACCCGTGGAACATTAAAACTCCTCCAGGCTATTCCTGTTTTTATCTAGACCCATTTTTATTTCAAAACGATTACTTTGCAACATGGCAAGGTGTAATAGACACCGATACATTTAATGTAGGAATGGATAATGCACAAATTATATTTTACCCTAAAGTAGACCATTCGTTTGTAATACCAAAGGGTACACCTCTTTGTCAAATTATACCATATAAAAGAGAGACTTGGAATGCATCATATATTGTTAATGACCACGAATCTTGGATAAAGAATCGTGCAACTAAGACTTCTGAATTTGAAGATAAACCTACAAATAAGTCTATGCAAGAATGGTCTCAAATAAGTAATTTTGAAGACGAAAGTATTTCAGGATTTGGTGGGTATAGAAGAGGTAAATTTTGGAAACCAAAAGGTAGATTCTATAAAGAAGAAACACCACCACCCGAATGTCCTATGCATAAAGCAGAAGATGAAGGTAAAAAAGAAATACAATTGGAGTTAGATGTATAATGGCAGTTAGATTATTATTCCCAACCTTCGTATTTGAGAAGGATTTGTTAGACCCAAGTTTAGACGAGACTCGTGGTATTGACCAAAATTATTTAAACCTTCTTGTAGATACAATGGATGGTATGAGAAGGAAAGACCCCGAAGGTAGAAGACTATCTAATGCATACACTGGTTGGCAATCACATGACGGTTGTGAATCAAATCCTGCATTTCAAAAACTAATGAATAGAATACAAACTATGTTTTATGATGAGATATGGCCATTTCATGGTTTAGACCGTAATACAGCACAAATGCAAATAGGCAACTGTTGGGCAAACATAAATGATAAACTTGCATGGAACAAACCACACTTACATAATGGTTGTTGGTATAGTGGTGTGTTTTATATAAAAGCAGATGGTGACGAAGGTCATATAGAAATGATTGATACACATCCTAAAGTTGTTTCAGATTTTCCCAATTCACAAAGGACTCCTACCAGCAAAGGATATGAACCTAGGGGTGGTAAACTAATTCTGTTCCCAAGTGGTCTCATGCACATGGTAGAACCAAATCCAACTGATAAAGAAAGATATTCAGTATCATTCAACATGGAAATGAAATACACAAAACCCGAAGGACATACTGGTAATATAAATAATTACAATCCTGATGAATTTGTTTATAATGTATCTCCAAATGGGGCTCTTACAACCGACTAACTATTCTAAATACCTATATGGAAATAGTAGTAGACACTGGACTTTTATGGAATCTTATGATAACATTCGTGTTAGCACCACTAGGTTTTTTAATTAGAAGTCTATTATCAGAACAAAAAAGACTGGACATACTTGTTAACAAAACAAGAGAAGAGTTAGCCAAAGAATATGTAACTAGAGAACAGATAGAGATAGACTTTGAAAGAATAATGTCTACCATGACAAGAATTGACGAAAAGATAGACCGTCTACAATCTAAAACATACTTCCAAGAATAGGTTCTAAATTCATATAAATAGTAGTAGACGCAAATTTACTACAGGATTACTATGGCAGAACCAACATCAAAAAGTACCTTAAAAGAATATATAAAAAGGAAACTTGGAGCTCCAGTGTTGGAGATTAATGTTGATGATGACCAATTAGATGATAGAATTGATGAAGCACTACAGTACTTTCATGAATATCATTACAATGGTTCTATCAAAACTTATTTAAAACACCAAATCACTCAAGCAGAAATTGATTCATTTAAGACAAATGACACACTTACTGGTTCTACCAGTGGAACACAAGCAATTGCAGGCCAGTCCTATGGAGAGAGTAGAAGTTATATAACACTACCCGAACATGTATTAAGTGTATTACAAATATTTCCATTCAACTCGGGTCAAACTTCAAGTATGTTTGATATTCAGTATCAGTTAAGACTTAATGACTTGTGGGATTTAACATCTACAAGTGTTCTTTACTATTCACAAGTACAACAACATCTTAAACTATTAAATGATATGTTAGTTGGTCAGATACCAATAAGATACAACGCACACCAAAATAGATTATACATTGATTATACCACTGCAAAGTTGACTGCAGGTGAGTATATAATTATTGAATGCTACAGAAAGATAGACCCTACAGACTTTACAGATATCTATAATGATATGTGGTTGAAGAAATATTCAACTGCATTGGTTAAATATCAATGGGGTGAAAACCTATCTAAATTTCAGGGAATTGCACTGCCAGGTGGTGTGACACTTGATGCACAACAAATAAAAACAGAAGCACAAGAAGAGATATTAAGATTAGAAGAAGAGTCAAGACTGAACTTTGAAATGCCAGTCATGGATTTAATGGGATAAATTATGCCTACAAACGTATTTTTTAACCATGCAGTTTCAACTGAACAACATCTTTATGAAGATTTAGTTGTTGAATCATTGAGAATGTATGGACATGAAACATTTTACCTACCAAGAGAAATTATAGAGGAAGACTCTATTCTTGGTGAAGACGTGCAATCAACATTCGGTGATGCATATTCTGTAGAAATGTACATAGAAAATACTGATGGATTTGAAGGAGAGGGTGACCTCTTTAGTAAGTTTGGTGTCTCGGTTAGGGATACTGCAACTTTTATAATATCTTTAAGAAGTTGGGAAAGATTCATATCATTAGACTCAAATCTTGCAACATCACTAAGACCCAACGAAGGTGATTTAATACACTTTCCGTTAAGTGGCTCTTTATTTGAAATTAAATTCGTAGAACATGAGAATCCATTCTATCAAGTGGGTAAACTATTCGTATTCAAATTACAATGTGAATTGTTTGAATATAGTGGAGAAGATTTTGATACTGGAACAAACGCAGACTTAGTAGAACTAGACCAAGCATATCAAATAAAAATGACAATGTTTAATTCAGGAAGTGGTACTTATAGTGTCAATGAGAATGTCACTAAAGGTGGAGTTGTTGTTGGAGAAGTTGTTCAATGGTCTCCACAAAATCATGTGTTGTCCATTAAAGATAACACAATAACACTTGCAGATAATGATGTTATAGTTGGTGTTACTTCAGGTGCATCGTACACAATTTCATCTATCGAGGATGTATTAACATTCGGTAATGATGGAAACGCACAAAACAAAGACTTTGAAGATAAAGCAGATAACTATCTAGACTTCTCGGAGACAAATCCATTTGGTGAGGTTACATAATGTTTGGAACACATTTTTATAATGAAACCACAAAACGTGCAGTATCTATATTTGGCACTTTGTTCAATAATATAACAATTAAAAAGATAAAGGAAGATGGAACTATATTAGCACAACAGAAAGTTCCTATATCATATGGGCCTAAACAGAAATTTTTACAGAGAC